GTCTGTAGCATATATTCTTATGCGTACAGTTTCATTTACAGTTTTACCATTCTGCACATACAGCCTGATGACCATCCCCGTCATATCCGCCGGTATCTTTATCAGGTCACTTTTATTTGCACTTCGTAATGTCGCCACAATGCTGCCGTCACTTGCCATCTGGAATAACTGCCAATGTACTTCTGTTGCGCCAGTATAATCAACGTAATACTCTTTACCTGATTCAAGATACTTGGGCAATTGTGTAAAATTAGCATATATATTTGAAAATGTACTATTAGTAGCTGTGCCAGTTACTGTGCATGTATCTCCATCCCACGCAAATGTTATGCCTGCCTTTGTCTCATTCTTTTTCTCTGCAAACGATAAAATATCAAAAGCGCCAATTGACATAAATGCATCTGTAACAGCTTTAGCATCAGCTGGCATATTCTCAACCTGCAGAGTCTTATCTGTCTTAAGAGTAGCTTTATCTGATACTTCATAGATCTTATAAATCATGCTGGCATTTGTACCTTTGGAAAGGAACAAATATCCATCCTGAGTAGGACTATACGAGTAATCAATTGCAGGACCGCCTGTGTTGTCGATGAGCATAGAACAACTAACGTTATCTGCCAATGCTCTAGTGGCAAATGCGAGAATAGCATTATCGATTGAGGCTACGTTCGAAGCTGTCACACGATAATTCTTTTTAGCAGTTACTGCAACGGAATAAAGAACGAGCTCTGTCCCTGTGCTACTTTTTACTCTACAGGTTGTTCCCGCTGTTTTCTCAAGATAATAGTTCTGATTTGTGTCAGCTTCGATTTCATTTTGAACAGAATTGATGTCAGCAATACTCTCTATAATATCAAGGAGTCTACCAGTATCATTCTTTACCCAATCGCTCCATACTTCAACTTCTCCAACCCCGTATCCATTGAACATTCTATAAGCAAGCTCACCATTACTGAAGGCTATCTGTACAATGCTATCAGTCATTGCAGCAGCTGACGTCATAGGATTAAATACTACAAGAACGCCTCTATAATTATCATCAAACGCCCAGTTTGTTACTCTTGTGGCTCCAACGTAGTAAATGCCAGGAGTCTTATAATCATTAAGGTCTTTTACAGGATGCTGCGGGTCTGTAGACATAGCAAGACCTTTTGACGATACAACATTTTCCACTGCGCCAGATATAGCATCACCAACAGCTTTAGCATCAGCTGCCGCTCCTTCAACACTCAATGTCGTGTCTATCGAATAAATTACCCAGTCACTATACTTAGGACCAGTCTGTCCTACCACAGAAGATCTGAAAGCATATTTTCCTTCACAAATGGCGATCTGTGCTACTGCGTAAGTAATAAATGTGCCTAAGTCGTTATTTGCATTTACTACAATAAGTAATCCACTTGTGTTTTCAAAAGGCCAATTTTGAGTTCCTTGCGGAGCCATTACAGAATAAATACCTTGCATATAAAAATTATTAAGGTTAGCATTATCACCAACTGGCAAATACACCTGCTTAGAAAGAAGAGCTTTATCTCCAACTGCTTTTGCATCTGCTGCAATTCCTTCTTTTGATAACGAGGAATCAATATTTTTCTCCCACGTATTCCAAGATCCAGAGTAATTCCTTCTCCAAATGATGTTTTCATTGCCGCCAGAACCAGAAAAATATCTAAGCTCCTGAATAGTATTCGATCCCATAGCATAAACAATTAAATAGCCTGCTATGCTTTGATCGTAATCATCCGGAAGTCCACTATAAGTATAAGAACCTAATAATTTATAAATGCCTCTATCATCTTCACTGCTAAGCGAATTTATAGATGCACCGTTTCTATAATTTCCTTTAAACGATAAAGGCGCGTCCAATACCCATTCACTAAAGGCTGAAAACGTACTCTCTGTGAAATATGATCTGGTCCAAACTTTTGAGCTTTCAGAATCATTATTTACGCTATAATATCTAAGTTCTTGCCTACAATAAGAATTGCCAGAGTAATTATTTGAATAAACAAAAAGAATTCCGCCTCGACTTTTGCTATAGCCTTCTGGATAATCTGTGAACGGTCCATTCGGACGAAGTAGCCAAATGCCTCTGTCATTCTCGGTATACAGCCCGTCAAGAGATCCATTATAGTTTCCCCTAAATCCAAGTCCGTTTAAAGTTCCGCTAATAGCAGAATCAAGTTCGGTATTCATTTTCTGAATAGCGTCATGAATACTGCCACGCACTTCTTCACCATAAATAGCTGACATAATATTAGCAAGCTCTGTTGAAATATCTGCCATTTGCCTTCTCCTTTCTTTCACATGAAAATTAAAAATTTATAGTCTATGTAAAAGCTGTGAGCTTTGTTTTCTAAATTAAAAAGGCTGATGATAAGCATTACTTCACCTACCATCAGCCTTTTGTTATTCCTCTGCTTCTACTTCAGGCTTCTCTTCTAAAAGGCCTTTCTTATACGAAGCAGTCGAGATCATAAGAATTGCACCAAGGAGAGTGTCAATGGCCATTACAGTACGACTAATTTCGTCTCCAAGTGGCAAATTCCAGATGCCTGCAATTGTCACATAAAAAGTTGCAATAGCAGGCAATACAATCTGAGCAATGAATTTTAAAATATCATATACTTTATTACTCATTCTTCTCTTTACCTTCTGGCTCTTCCCTCATAGCGAGAACATTATTGTAAAGGTTCGTTGCTACATCATTTCCCCCAAGGTTATGATAAGCCAAGTACACTTTACGAATACTTTCTTTTGCATAAATAGGACAAAAGCCTTTATCCTGATACTTATTGTAACTGTTTACGATGCTTTCTCTTAAAAGGCTCTGCACACCTTCAGCAATGGCTTCATTTCGCTGCTTTTCTTCTTGCAATCTCTTAAGAACAGTTCTATAACCGAATCCTATGATAGCAGTAACGACCATGAAGAGCCACTCAATCCAGTGTGCAGAGATATAACTCAGAATTTCCATACATCCTCCACATGAGAAGCATGAAATGATTTACCCTTTACGGATCTTCTTTTTAAAAGAGTGTTCATACTGCTCCTGCTCTTCTAAAATGGAGACTATGTCGAAGTCCATAGATGATTTAGCGAGCCTCTCAGATTTAGCATAAACTAACTCTTCCTCAACGTCTAAGATGTATTCCTTCACGAATTCTGCTAAGGGAATTACTCCCTGATTAATTAAGTCTGAATAGATCTCTTCATAAAGAGCTTTTGTTTCAGATTCCCAATTAATCCATTCGTCATAAGCAGCTGCTATTGCTTGTTTTCGAGTATTAATGTCAACTGTATCCCGTTTGAAGTTAAACCATGACTTAGGAACAATTTCAGGAACATCAGATCTATCAAATGTTCCTACTACAAGTGAATCATAGTGTTCAATCTTATATGTGTTAAGCCTAATGTGTCCTTTCGTCTCTTCAAGATAATGATACTCGTGACAAACAGCATAGCCTTTTAGTCCCAAATATAAATAGGAATTCATAAGCTGCTCATGAACCATCATTCCCTTTACCATATGCTCAGACATTTTGGAAAAGATTTCATCTATGGACATTCGATATGCCTCCAGGTTAAATCATTACATACTGATTAAAAGTTAATAGTTCTTCATGTTCTCAAGCTTCGCGATAATGTCATCAATAACAATGTTATCGTTATCACTTCCAGCGTGTCTTGAAATATAACGTCCTGTGGTAGCACTTCTGCCTCTTCTTTCACTATAACCTGTGTGGCTCATATGATCGTCATACTCATACGGTCTCATCTCAGGCATCATGCTTCTGTAGGAACGATTCATAGAGTAGCGAGGATACATCCTTTCGGAATATCCTTCATCCTCGTACTCTTCGTCATAGCAAAGTTTATTGATCTTTTCGATAGCTTCAAGCGCTTTCTTTGCAGCTTCAGCATCAGTAGGAGTGAGTTCTCCCTTTTTGTTGATAGCCTTAATTTCATCCAAATATAATTCTTTCAGATTCTCAAGTTCTTTCATGGGATCTCCCTCCTTTCTTAAGCTGACCTTCTAATAGACAAGCTGCCATCAACCACGTTAATGAGTGGAGTCGGAGTAGCAGTAGGATTGTCAACGGCTCCATTCACATACTCAACAGATACTGTAAAGCAGCATCCTTTAGGAACGTCAATTGTAGCACGACTTGTAACATTGCCGTATGTATCTACAGCAGCTGGAGTAAATATACTTCTACTACCAACACGACTCTCACCTGATACAATAATAGCTGTTGCAATCGGAGTTACTGCTCCGCCTGTTGGAATAGCAATATTACCTGTAAACTCTACCTCATAGCGAGCGAACGAAGCACAAGGATTATTCACGATGCCACGCAGAACAAAAATTCCTGTACCACTCTGATGCCATACATAGCCACGAGTACAAGGAATAGAATCCACGAATGGGATTGCAGTATTAAAAGCTACACTTTCAACTGCATCTCTGGTTAAATATTCTGACATATTGCACCTCCAGCCTTATGCTACAAAGCCGTTACCGCCGCATCCACATCCACATCCGCCCATGCTGTTATTGCAGGTAAAGATCGGAGTACGACCATAAACAGGAGTAGTAGGAACCGGACAATTATTCAGACGATTGTAGAGATTGTCTACCTCATTTGCGAATCCCTGCTGAATAATAGCATTCTGATTAGATACAGCAAGCTGAGACTGAAGAGCTGCATTCTCTCTATTCGCCTGAGCAAGCTGATTCTTAACGCCTTCAAGCTCAAGACTGCAAAGCTTATCCTGAATAGACTGAATGCCGTTATTGATCGCATTCGCGAGCTGCTGCGTATTATTGTTGTTGGCAGTAGTCACATCGAACAGAGCATTCGTAACAGCCTGACGATCTGCGCATGCTTCAGTAGCAACAGTATACTTAAGATCAGCAACTCCAGCACGATTCTCACAGCAGCAATTCTGCAGACTCATGGCAAGAGAATTCATTGCCTGGTTTGCAGCTGTCTGATTCTGGTTAAGTGTCTGAAGAATGTTAGCCTGAGCATTGCATCTAGAAACTTCAGCATTGGCAAGAGCGTTTGTAATGCCATTGATGCCACTCATAACAGCCTGCTGATCAAATCCACGCTGCATGTCATTATTTGTCGTATTATTCATAATATAGGGCATAGCACCGCCTGCATTATTACCCCATCCTCCCCAATTGCCATTCATGAAAGCAAACAGGAACAGAATGATAATCCAG